CATCTGACTGCCAATCGATTAGATAAAATTTCCCCATAGGTACAAATTCAAAGTTATTTTCATCTATTTCTAAACCTATCTTTGCCCTTACCTCTTGTCTCTCTTTTAAAAACCTGTAGAACCCTTCTGGATTGAGTATATTAAACTCTTTATTACTGTTATCTATAGTAAACCTAATCTCATTAGAAGGAATTTTGTTACTAATTATATTCATTTCTTCAATGATATTGAGTTTAATGAGCTTATCATCTCCATACTCTTGGATAACTCCGAAGTCTACTTCTGTTACTCTAGCTCTCCTATAGGGTTTAGCCCATTTCTTTATGGTTATAACTATTTTCCCGTAGTTGTCTAGGCCATGAACTAGCACATAGGTAGCTTTATTATTTCCTACTACATATTCAGTATGAATAAGAGTACCATCTAGTCTATATATCTCTATATCAAAATCCTTAGCGTATTCATTAGCCATAGTATCAAATGTAATAGTTAATCCCATGCTATTATGTTCTTCTGTAAAGCTGAACTCTAATACCTGGTATGGTGTAAATATTTCATTCTCATCTGATAAATTATCACTCCACCAGCCTAACTCACTATCTCCTTCGCTTGGTTTTGGTGGAATATAAAAGCTACCATCAAGCTTAAAATAATCTCGCTCAAAAGTAGCATATTTATGGTTCATGTTTCTTTTTTTGTTAGTCAATTGGTTTATTCTGCTTATAGGGGCTTCACTTGTTACTATCGGAGTATTATCGTTATAAGCTTCATTGTCTAGGATTTCAAAGGATACCTTGGCTGTGGTTTTTCTTGTAGGTGCATAGACGGCTTCTTTGAAGTTTTTGCTTACTTTAATCATATTTGCACCTACCTTTCTATGATGTTGAATTTAATATCCTTATATCTGATGTTTCCATTTCTATAATCCAGTGCTCCTACATGTCTATCTCCTACATAAAATGTTCCACTCTTCCAGGCATTTTCTTGTGGATCTATATATTCTACTTTAAAAAATACAGGGGATACTAATTTTAACAATCTACTTAAATCTTCTTTGTCTAAATAGTTCCATGACAATTCTATCTTTCTTTTAGTAGCTATTCTTTCAATTATAAGTGTACCCCTCGCGTTTCTTTCTGCTTTACTTAAATCCATAATCCCTACTTGGTAATCAGAAGGAGTAGGGATTGTTATTCCTTCTATCTTTATCATGTTTTACCTACTCCTTTCTATAATGGTTGAATAACTGGATCCCCACGTCTGCCTGTTTCCTCTTTAAGTGGGTCATAGATTGTTCTTGCCACTTCTTTACTGTCTAAATATGTTTTTACTATTATTGGTTGATTATTATTTCCGCCAAATTGATTAGTTTCCATTATTGCGGTGCCAACTGCAGAAACCAGCATATCTTGAAGTGTTTCCAAGGGCGATACTACTTCTTTACCGCCTGGATTATCTCCAACCATTGCCAACATAGGACCATCTGTGATACCGCCTTTGGCGAAGGCTGGTACCGCTGCTAATCCGCCAAGTGCCCCCCCTACAAACTTTGCTATAGACGGTAAAGCCATAGGTGCAAAATGAATTGCTGCTATAGTTGCTGGTACTGCAATCGCTGTAGTTGTAATTACTTTTTTATTGGCACTAAACCAACCGCCTATTTTCTTCCCTAAACTACTTATAAGGTTTATAAAGTTGCTCCATACTGTAGCAAATCCACTCACCATATTATCCACAAATCCTCTTGCAGTTTCTGCACTCACCCTCAGCATATTTTCACCAAATGATTTTATATTCTGCCCTGCTGCATTAGCAAAAGACACAACATTTTGTGATGTAGTTTTAAATCCCTCGCTGAAGTTAGTAGAAAATACTCTAGCTGCTTCTCCCGCAATTGCTCCTACATTTCTTCCGAAGATTTGAAGGTTATTTTGTACTGTTTCTATAGTCTTATTTGTATTTGCCCCCATAGTAGATAAACCTTTATTTATATTAGTTACTAATACTGTAGCAATACCTGTTGCAAGAACAGCTACATTTTCTTTGTGTATTCCATAATTAGTTTCTATTGTTTCAAAAGCCGTGCTAATATTTACATTCATTCTTTCCATTGCAGCTGTAACATTTGTTTCTAACCCAAGCAGTAAGCCTGTCGTAAGCGCAGTAACAATTGCTTTGTGTACTCCATAGTTAGCCTCTATTGCACTCCAAGCGGCACTAAGCCCCATATTAATTTCACCTATTGCGGTTGCGGTTTCGGCTTTAATTTGACCCCATAGCTCGGCTTGACCTTGTCTCAACTTTTCTGTATGCTCCAATGCACCTTGTTTCATTTTTTCGTAATTAGATACCACTGATACTTTTATGGCATCAACTGCATTTTCTGTATTAACCTTTATTCCTTCAAATATTTCAGCTGTTTTAATCTTCATTGCTTCAAGTGAGTTTGCATATTGGCTATAGTCAACCGCTGGTACTGGTGGAGGAACTAAATTCCACACAGGGTTATATACCGGGACTGGTATAGGAGGGAACAAAGGTACTGGGATTGGTGGTACATCTAAACCCCAATTGGGATTGTACACAGGACTTGGTATAATCGGGAATACTGGTGCAGCTACCGTTATTGGGATAGCAACTAATTCTTTAAGCCTATTCCACTTATCGCCAAACCACACAAAAAATTTGTTTCCTTCATCTTTGGCTTTTTTAAATCCACCTGTATCATCTACTGGTTTTACTTTAAAATCATTGTTAAGATTCAATCCATTAGAAGAGCCACTACCTAATCCTCCGCCTGCTCCAGCATCAGCTAAACTTTGTTGCAATATATTTAGTTCATCAAATGGAGCTAATGCACCTTTAGCAGCTTTGGCAGCATCCTTAATCCCTTTGCCTAAATCCTTTTGGCCTTTAGCTGCATCTTTAGAGATCCCTTCCATATCTCCAATTGTATCGGTATAGTCTTGCACTGCTCCAACTTGTTTTGGCTCTACATCTACCTTCTTGCCAGTTATCATTGCAAATACTTTTTCAACTGCTGTAGATATTTTTATTAATAAATCTAAGACTTTTGTTAGGAATTTAACAACTGGCAATAATATTTCTTGTAATCCTTTACCTGCAATTCCTAAGAACTCCTGCCATTTTTCTTTCAATATTTTTACACTATTTGCCCAGGTATCGTTATTTCTAGCAAAATCCCCTTGAGCATCTCCTGTAACTGCCATAAGATAGTTATACCTTAACATTACCTGCTCAGCCTGGCTCATTTCTTGCCAACTCTTCCTAATACCTTGACTTAATGCAAATGCTTCAAGATTAGCTACATTCATATTTATACCTAATTGTTTCAAAGGCATTGTTGCACCAGTCATACCAGACATAAGCTTTTGAAACATTTCGTCGGTTCCAAGATTGTAAAAGGATGCCATGTCAGCAGTAAGAAGTGTTAAATTCTCAGACATTTCTTTAACTGCTTTTCCTGATATACCAGAAGATTTAAGCATTGCTCCCATGTAGGATGTATATTTCTTTGCACTTAATTCACCAATACCATAACTTTCTATTAGGTTTTTAGAAAAATTATCTACATCTTTGGCCATATTACCAAATACAGTATTGGTTACGTTTTGTATTTCTTCTAGGTCAGATGAAGCTTTTATTGCCGCCTTTCCAAAATCTACAATTGCTTTTGCACCTAATGTTATCCCTGTTATTTTACCTATTGTCTTTAAGCCACTGCTAAAAGATGCTTGGAAACCTTTAAATTGTTTTTGGGTCTTATCCATTTCTTTTTTTATACCTGAGAAGTCAGGCACCGCCTCTAACAATGAAATTAGACTTAGCCATTATTAAAGATCCCCCCTTTCTGTGCATAATAAAAAGCACTAACTATTTAGCCAATGCCTTTATTTCTAAACTATTTTGATTTTCTAACATTTCTATGGTATTATTTAGTAAAAAGTATGTGAGGTGATAATGTGCAAATTACTTATAATATCACGGAAGAATGTAAGGAAAAATATATTTCATCTGATTTCAATACAAAAAATAAAACCTTTCTAAAAATATTTGTATTTTTAAGCTCCTTTATCTTAATAGTAATCTTATTAATGGCTTTAATTGCTAAAGATTACTCATTTGCTGTGCCTATAATTATATTTCTAGGAATAATGTACTTCATTTTACAGTCTCCTAAATTACTGAAGAAAAAACAACTTAATAAAATTGATACTAAGGATGAAAGAACAGTTGAAATTAATGAAAACCATCTAACTGTAACTAAGCCAACTAGGACTACTTCTTACAAGTTTAATGAAATAAAAGAGGTAACTTTAGTTAATGATTATTTTGTTTTCGTTAAATTTAATTTGGGAGATAGTTTGCTTATTCCTAAATATGCCTTTCTTAATGATACCGAAATGATAGATTTTATTAACCAAATTAAAACTAATGCTAAAATTTTATAGCACCCATTACAGGTGCTATCTTCAAGTAGGTGCTTTCTTTTACATAATGCCTGTATTCATTTATTCTACAACAATATATCTTGCCTTAACAGAAGGAATGGTTATATTCCCACCTAATACGCTCTTGTATGTTGTTACCCCATTTAAATCTCCATATATAGTTACAATATCATTTTCCAATACTCTATCCTCTCCTTTTGGTCTTTTATATGTTACATAAATTATATCCTCTATTCCATCTTTAGTTGCAACTCTGTATATTGTATTCAAAGATCCTTCAGAAACCTGTATAACCTTTCCTTTAAAAGCAGCTATTTCCCCCTTATATTCTTCAGGATTTCTTGCTAATTCTTTATATTCGTAAGTTTTTGCTGCCGCCATATAAGATTCCTTATTAGTTGTTTCTTTTATTGTTGCATTCGTTATTTTTCCCGAATCATTGGGTTGCAAACTTCCTAATATTGCAACAAATATAAAAAACATAATAAAAGATGTAATCATAGCTAAAATATGATTCTTAAAATTTCTTTTTTTAATTATATTATATATAAGTTTTATAGTTGAATACAGAAATATAATTATACAATCCAATAATAAAACTGTTAATACATTATCTATACTAAAACCAACGAGTAACAATATTAGTATATCAAGTATAAGTAATATAAATGGGAAACCCATCTTTTTCTTAGACGGTTTGTTGCTTTTGTTATCGTTTGTACCATATTGATTAGATAAATCTGGTGAGCCATATAAACCCATACAAATGCCTCCTTAGGAATATATATTTATCTTAATATTACACAATATTCCTAAGGATTGCAAGTTTTTACCTCTCCGCCAAATATTGTGTTTAATGTTTTAACTTGTGTTAACATTTGTTCATCTGTCATTTCTTTCTTTTCTTTTTTAGTTCCCATTTCTTCTAATATTTTTTCTATAGGTATTTTTTCAGTCCATACCCATCTACTTATTAAATATGCTTGTATTATTAAATTTTGTTCATCTTGTTTCTTTTTCTCTGCATAGATTTCAGCCGACAAATTTAATTCATCTGGTGTCATTTCCCAGAATTCACTCATGGGAATACCAATAGAGATGGCAAGTTTTTTAGCCCCCTTTATAGTAAAAGGCTCCTGCTCACCATCTTCTATTTGTTTTTTCCTTCATCTTCTTTATCTTCTTCCTTAACAAATACTTCATTTAGAGCTTTCCACATATCCTGTGTAACTTTTGTTATAGATGAATATTCATCTATAAGGTCCATTACCTTATCTGGTGTCAGTTCCTTGTCTTCATGCACTAATCCTGCCCAAATAAAAGTAGCATATTCTTTCATAGTCAAGGTTCCATCTTCAATGCCCTTTATCTTCATTATAGGGCACCCAAATTTCTTTTCTATTAAGTCAATGGCTCTCATGCCATATTTAAGATTCCTTATTTTGTCTAATTTAATTGGATAATAAGCCATTTATTTTTCCTCCTTAAAAGCAGTTTTTATTAAACCTTTTTCACTCCTGGATTCCTCGTTTATTCGTTTTATTACTTCATCCGCTAATTTCTCACTATCTAAACTTACACTAATTTTATTTTCGTTATTTAAAGTTCCAGGAACAAATTCAAGTTTTACAACTGGTGCATTATTTACACCAATTGAATATTTAATATCGGTTACTCCTTTAACTTCTACATCATCAATAAACACTCTTGCTTTGTAGCAATCTTCTTGTTGAATTCTAACATTGTTACCCACCATTGCTCATTCCTCCTTTAATATAAAAAATAACAGGCTAAGAATTTAATCCTAGCCTGCTGCCCCTACTGTTAAGACAGGTTTACCACTAATTTTTATAGTTGCCCCAAAATTAATTGTTCCATCTACATCAACATCTCCAACCTTAAATCCTGTTACTACCCCTTTAAATGCCCATTCAGCTTTTGGTGTAGTTGGAAA